ACATGGAATGAACTTGCAGGACAACTATACATTTTAGATTATACTGAGTTTGATGATCTACTTGCAATACCTTATGCCAAGTTTCTTACTAAATAGATAAAAATATACCTCTAGATGACAAAAATAACAAGTGCAGTTAGTCCAATAAGGGTAGGTAATTCGTCTACAGATAGACGAACAATTTATACTGCAATAGAGGTAACAGAAACAGAAAATACCGATGGTAAACCAATATATAAATCTAAGATAATAAGATACCTTAACTCAAGATTAGAAGGTGCTCTTGTTATTGCGGAGGGAACAACAGAAAATCCTGGAATCTTTACTCCCACACAATTTGCAACCGTTGAAGAAAAAAAATTTCTACAAGGAAATGGAGTTCTAATAAAAACTCTGAAGCAACAAGTAAATAGTATAAAAAAACAATTTGGTAGAAGTCCGATAACAGCACAACAGAAAGAGGAGTTATCAAAGATAGCAAGTGGAGCTGCGAGAGAAATAATTGGACCACAAGGTGACCAACAAGGTGGTAGAACTTCTAGAGGATCTAACAACCCATCAATTCCATTAGTAGGAAGTAGAGACACTGGAGGTGGAGGTGCTGACAGATCTTCATATCCGACTCTGAAATATCCAGAGACGATGAATGCTAATCAAGATAAATTAAAAATATCTGTCTTAAAATTTTCTCCCAAAAAATTTCAAGGTTTAGGATTTGGAGGCAGAACACAATGGAAAGGTAGATCCATAGGTTCTGTTACCTTACCTGTTCCCAATTCAGTGACAGATGCAAACAATTGTAGTTGGGGTCAAGATACAATGAACGCTGCACAAATAGCATCATCTCAGATTGCAATGGACACTATTCAAAAAGGTGCTGAAGGTGGTTTAAGTGCAACTGAAAAAGCAATTGCAGCAGGAAAAGCAGATGTAGGTGGTGTTAAAGATGCAGTGGCACAATACTTTGTAGGTCAAGCAACAGGAGTTAAAAGCATTCTAGCAAGAACAAAAGGTCAAGTTATAAATCCAAACTTAGAGTTAGTCTTTGGTGGCCCTCAACTTAGACCATTTAATTTTACATTTAAAATGAGTCCAAGAGATGAAAATGAAAGTATAATAATTAGAAAAATAATTAGATTATTTAAACAATCAATGGCAGTTAAAAGATCAGAATCACAATTATTTTTAAAAGCTCCTAACACATATAAATTACAATTTATAAGAGGTGCATCAAGATCAGAACATCAATTCTTACCATTGATTAAAGAGTGTGCAATGACTGGTTTCAATGTCAATTACACACCCGATGGAAATTACGCAACATATAGAAACAGTGCTATGGTTGCTGTCGAATTGACATTTAGTTTCCAAGAACTAGAACCAATCTTCAATTCTGATTATCAAAATGATGGAGACTCATCTATAGGTTTCTAATATGCCAAAAACTTATTTCAGACAATTACCAGATTTAGATTACATTAACAGAGATGGTGATGATAAATCTATATCAGATTTTATAAAGGTAAAAAATTTATTTAAAAGAGGAAGACTTAGAGAAGACATCTTTCAAGACACAACTTTCTTTGAAAAGTATCAAATTGAAGGTGATGATCGTCCAGATAATGTCTCTAATAAATTTTACGGATCAGAAAATTTAGATTGGGTTGTGCTTTTATCAAATAACATTTTGAATATTCAATCAGAATGGCCTATGACACAACAATCATTTGATGAATATCTATTAGACAAGTATGGTTCAATAGAAAAAATCAATGAAGTACATCATTATGAATCTGTAGAGGTTAAAAATTCTGAAGGTGTTGTTATGTTTCCCGCAGGAAAACGTATTGATGAAGATCAAAGTATAAATTTTTATGATGGACAAACTTTAACAACTGTTTCAAATATAAGTAAAGAAATAACTAATTTGGTTCATGAGACTAAACTAAACGAGGATAAAAGAAATATATTTTTACTTAAGGGGATATACTTGGGTGTAGTTCTAGATGACATGGAAGAAATGATGCAATATAAAAAAGGATCCACTCAGTTTGTGAATGGATCCTTAAAACGTGTAGATAATATCAGACTATTTAATTAATTATTCCTCAGCTAATTTCTGGAAATAACTTAATGCGTCATCCTCATCACTAGAAGAGGAACTTACTGCAGCAGCAACTGTTTCTTCTGCCTTACGAGAATTAAAGTCAGGAGTATAAGAACGAGCATTGTCCTCATTAGAAACCTCTTCATCAAAACGACGAGCAGGAGTTCTACCTTGACCTAACACATACTTAAGACGCTTCTCAAGTTCATCATAAGACTTGAACTGATCAGGAGCAGTTACAGCAGAAAGAGAATACTCCTTCTTCCAAATTGCTTCTAATGCATCATCATCTTCAAGAAGTGGTGATGGAGCATCGAACTCTGACTTATCATAGTTCCAGAAACCATCCTTCTTAACGATCTTCAACTTGAAGTTTGCACCTTGCCAGAAGTCAAATGGATTGATTGGAGTCTCATCCTCAAACTCAGGCTGCATTGCTTCCATAACCTTATCAAAGATCTTCTTACCAAACTTGAATAAGAATACCTTACCCTCATTCTGAGGATTGGTAGGATCTTTAACAACATAGATGTTGCTGTAATAAGATAACTTTCGCTTTTGCTTACGAACAGTATCCTTATCAGACTCATTACCACTGTTCCATAATTCTCTGTTATAATCAGAGACTGGATCTTTACCACCTGTTGTAGTTAATGAGTTTTCAATATACCACCCACCTGGTCCTTGAAAGGCATGGGAGTATAGTTTTGCCCACGGAATATCCTCACCTTCAGGGGAAGGTAAGAAACGTATGACAGCAAAACCGTTTCCAGTTTTGTCTAGTTCTGGTTTCCAAAGGCGGTCATCACCACCTCCACCAGTATTATTCATTTTCTCTACTTCCTTAACTAACTTTTGAGTTAAAGAACCTAGAGAGGATTGCTTTTTTAAGTCTTTAAAAGACATTCGGATTACCTCGGATTAATTAGATTTGGCTTTTTTAATTCCGTACAGAAATTATATCAATCAACCTGATTTGCGTCAAGTTGTTTTTTCATTAGGTCAACCATTTGTGCCATCTGGTTGAATAAAACACTCACATCAACATTAGAAGGAAGTCCCATCAGAGTTGCAGATCTTGCGATCTCTTGTTTCATTCTCTTTGCTTCAGGATCATCAGATAAACTTAATCTTGCATAAAGAACCTTCTGTTTATTAAGAAGTCTCTCTAAAAGATTAATATGATGTGCTTTATCATCATAGTTCATATACTGAAACTTCATGATTTGACCATACACATCTTCCTGAAGTTCTGAGATTTCAGCCATCTCTGCTCGGACTATTTCTGAGTCAAAGAAACTCATTCACCACCCTCATTCTCTACAACTTCAACAGTACCAGTTTCTGATGCTGTCTCTGTTTTGCTTTGCTCAATTTGCTCTAGCACATCAACTGCACCTAAAAGTTTCATACGAGTCTCAGTTAAACTGTTTAACTGGTTCGTAACTTCTTTTAATTGTGTTCTTAAATTTTCAAGAACTTCTGCATTTTCAAGAGCCATAAATGACAACCTCCTTCAAAATTTTTTTGTAACGGAATATATCAATATTTAGGAATGGAGAATACTTTTTAATCTTACGACTGACGGTTTCCCACACAGGGTCATTCAGTCTTTTATCAAAGTCTTTCACATACCCAAATACACGATCACATATTACCATAGTTTCTATGGATATGTCACCCCCCAAATAACTTTTCAGTATGGGTGGGTGACCTTTAGAACAATCAAATACATCATCTACTTTTTTATCTTCAAATAAACTATCAATTTCTTGTCGAAAAACATAGGACAATGACTGCACCTTCTTTTGCCAATCTTGATACCTACCTTCTCCCTCTTTTATCATCTCTCCAATCCACATGGTAGATGGATCAGTTGTATAAACAAAATTAGATACAAAAAAATCCACTACCTCCTTATCATTTTTCTGTCGTGATACTTTTTCAAACCAAAATCTATCTTTTCTCTTATAGAAAGCTTGTTTAGTTGCCCTAGTTTTGCCACCATACTTATGAAAATCATAATGATCTTTGGTGAAATGATTTTTTAATGAAAGATAACAACGGTAAGCATCAAAGGGCATCATCTACCTTCTCTTGATTTATTTCTAATT